TGACCTGCTCAAGGGATCCAGCTCGACCGGGTTCCGGGTCAACATCGACGCGGACGGGCAGGGCGGCCACCAGCTCGGCCAGATCGTCACCGCGATCCAGAACGAGTCGACCGGCAAGGTCACCGACCTCGTCGTGCACCCGTACTGGCCGCAAGGCACCGCGTCGATCCTGACGAACAGCCTGCCGTTCCCCAACAGCGAGGTCCCCTCCTGCTGGGAGTACAGGAACGTGCAGGACTACATGGGCGTCAACTGGCCGTCCATGCAGCTCAGCTACGACTTCTCCACCTACTGGTTCGGCACTTTCTTCTGCCACGCCCCGGCGTGGCAGGGCTCGATCACCGGTATCCAGGCCGGCTGATCCCCGGCTGTTCGACGCACACGCACCCCCGGATTGGGCGCTCCGTCCGGGGGTGCGTTGTGCCCCAACCACAACGGAGCGCCCCGTGACGAACAAACTCCTCATGCCCAATGACGCCGTCAAGGAAGCCGACATCACCCGCCCGAACGGCTTCAAACGCCGCTACCGGGGCGGCATCGTCGAACCGGTCGACTCGCACGACGAGACGGCACTGCGCGAGTTCGGCGCCACCCCGGCCGGTCTCGCCACCGGCATGGGCGGCCACGGGCGCCGGTGCGTCGATTGCGGGTTCGCGTCCTGGTTCACCACCTGCTCCCGCTGTGGCGGGACCTGCACCCGCGAGGAGTGACATGCCTGTCACCGCACCGGTCATCAACCACGGCTCCGTATCGACCTTCCAGGTCGAATCGAACCTCAACACCCATCTCCTGTCCGTGCAGGCGCGCGGCGCGAACAAGCTCACCCCGGCCGGGATGGCCGCCGTGCTGACCGCGCTCGGCTCCTACTACGCCGGGCTCACCACCGCACAGAAGGCCGCCACACCGGACTTCGTCTGCCACGTCACCGGCGGCAACGTCACCGCCTACGTCGCCACCGGCACCGAGGCCACCCTCGCGGCCGCGCTGATCACCGCGATCGGCACCAACACCGTCGCAGGCTGACCGAAAGGAGCCGTTGTGGCGACACCGTTCTACCTCGGCTCCTACATCACCGTCGAGGAATACAAGGCCGCGCCCACCGCGCTGCAAACGAACAACCTCGTCCCTGGCGGGTTGCAGGCCGAGAACGACGCCGAACTCGCGTCGCTGATCCTCAAGGGCAGTCGGCAAATCGACATCTGGGCGTTGCAGCCGCTCTACGCCACACCGTCCAGCCAGAACGACCAAGGCGTCCGTATCCGCGACGGGAACCTCGTGTTGCGCGCCCACCAGGACCGGGTCAAAGCGGTCACGTCGCTCGCGTGGGGACTGCAATACACGGCGTTGACGACACTGCTCAACCCCACCTGCTTCATCGAAGAAAACCACGTCCTCGTCCAGTTGAGCGCGGGCGGTACGGCCTGGTCGGGTTCCCTGAACATCAACGCGCCGACCAGCTACAGTAGCGCGTTCGCCACCTGGTCACTGGTAGCCGGCTGGGCCACCACTCGGCTCACCAACGCCTGCCAGGCAACCGACACGTCCATCGTCGTCGACAACCCGAACGGGATCGTCGGCGTCGGCTCCGGTGTCGCACCCACCGTCCTCACGTTGACCGACACTGACGGCGCCACCAAAGCCACCGTGATCGTCGCCTCGGTTACCGGCAACACCGTCACCCTCACGAGCCAGGTCGGGACCGGGTTCAACGCGGGCGCCGGGGTCGCCGAAAACGAGGACATCAAGCAGGCCGCGATCGCCGCCGTCACCCACTACATCAAGGAACGCACCGGGTCCGGCACGGTCATGTCGAAGAGTCCGACCAACGCGGCCAGCGAAACCGGCGACGAGTTCGCCCGCGCCCAGGCCATCGCCGAACGGTTCCAGCGGGTGACACCATGAGCGCCGCCTCCGTGCGTGCCGCAGTCGCCAGCTATCTCACCGCCGCCGCTGTCCCGAACCTCACTGTCGTTCTCGCCGAAGCGGACTTCGACATGGAGAACGTGCCGCTGAACCAGTTCACGCAGGCGGGCGCGACGACGACGTCGGTCGGGATCGTCTACATCGACGACGACATCGACGCTGTGATCGGCCTCGACGGTGCAGGCGGTCGCCGGAAGGTCGCCTACTCGGTGTCCGTCGAGGTGCTCGTCCAGGACGTGTCTGGCGTGGCCGCGACCGGGCAGGGCGCCTACGACGGCATCGTCCAGGGCCTCAAGTTCGCGCTGCGCACTGATCCGCAACTCGGCACGGCGACCACGGCTGGACTGTCCACCAACGGCGGCATCATCCAGGCCGCCGTGTCCCGTCTGCAAGGCGAATACGGGCGCCCCGTGCGACTCGGTACGGGCAACGCGTGGACGTGCTGGATGCGGATCGCGTTCGCGGTCGAAACCTTCGAATACTCCACATAGGAGAGACCATGGCCACGGCCTACCGTTACACGGGCTCGGATGCCCGCGACTACCCAACGCTGGGTTTCCATGTGGAGCCGGGCGACCTCCTGTATCTCGATGGGCGACCGCCGGATGCCTCGTTCGTTGAGGTCGAGCCGGGTTCGATGGAGACCAGCGACGAGCCGCCCGTCGAGGGCGCCGACTGGCGTCGCGACGCGTTCTCCACCTCCGATGTGCCGCGCCGCCCGAACAAGGCCGCTGCCGCCGCCGACTGGGTCGAGTTCGCGAAGGCCGACGGCAGTTTCGAGGAAGCCACCGGCACGCTGCCGGAAGACGCGACCCGCCGCGCCATCGTCGAGCACTACTCGTCCGACCCCGAACCCGAGCAGCCCGACCCCGAACCGGAATCGGAGGCGGCCATCGACGACACCCCCGCGCCGCCGGCACCCGCCGACCCGGCCGACGACGCTCCGAAGGAGGTGTGACCGATGCCAGTAACTGGCAGCACCGCATCCAGTTTCAAGACCGTACTGGGCTGGGCGCTCGAACCCCAGCCCGCGACCGGAACCCCGGTGGCCGCTGCACAGTATGTGCCGGTCCGCAAGCTCGAGGTCGAGAACAAGGTCGTCAAGCTCCAGGACCAATCCTGGCGCGGATCGATGGTCTCGACCGTCGGTGTCCAGAACGGCGTCCAGTCCGCGACCACCTCGATCGAGGGTGACGCATTCCCGACGTCAATCCCCTGGTACCTCGCTGGCATTCTCGGCGACGTCCAATACTCCGGCGGCACCACGTCGGGTACTCCGACGACCACAACGGGCGCATTGACGGCCGGCGTGTCCGCGGTTGTGCCGGTCACCTCAGCGACCGGCATTGTCGCCGGGACCGTGCTGTTGCTGGACACCAGCACGTTGCAGGAGGCCGTGACGGTCCTGTCAGTCGCGGGCCTGAACGTGACCCTGACCGCGCCTGTTGCGAAGTCGCACCTGACCAATGTCGCAGTGCAGCCGGTGACCGCGCCGTTCACGGACACGATCGCCCTCTACAACGGCGGCAACGGCCAGCCGGTCTCCTACACGATCACCGACTCGGACTCGCTATCCACCCGCCAGTACCCGTCCGCGCGGTTCACCGACCTCACCCTCACCTACGACTCCTCGAAGCTCCTCACCTACACGGCCACCGCGCTGTCGTGGGCGTCCGCGAGCCCGCTGGGTTCGGCACTGGTGCCGTCCTACGACAGCTTCGGCCCCGCGCCCGCGTGGGCGTGCCAGGCGTCGTACGGCGGCAGCACCGTCGGCTACGTCCAGACCGCCGAGCTGGCATTCAAACGGGCCGGCGCTGAGGCGATATTCACGTTGCAGAACACGCAGAACCCGTTCGAAGTCCACGTCGGACCGCTCGAACTCTCCACTAAGCTCACCATCGTCGCCGAGGACGACACCTGGCTGACGGACTACCTGTCCAACAACCTCAAGGTCCTCACCCTCAACCTCACCACCGGCACCGGTGCGGCCCTCACCCAAATCCAGGTCCGCATGTCGTCCCACGACGTCATGTCCGCCAAGAAAAACAAGGGCAAGTCCTACATCGAGTTCGACACCACCGGCATGGCCATCGGCAACACCACCGACGTCGGCGCCAGCGCCGGCTACTCGCCGTGCCTGGTCACCTGCCAAAACCAGGTCGCACCACACATCTTCGCCTGACCGTCCTGTTAGGAGCGCCAGCAATGTCCCACACCGTCACGCTGCCATCCGGCAACACCGCCGTCTTCCGGGACCCCGACGACCTCACTCTCGGCGACCGGGAAGACCTCATCGACCAGCTCGCACCCGACGGCCAGCTCGCGGCCGGAGGCCTGAACCGCTACAACAGGGCCATGATGGCACTCGTCATCGAATCCTGGACGTTGACCGACCGGGCCAGCGGCGAACCGCTGCCCGTCCCGGCCGCCGACCCCACCGTGGTTCGCCGGCTGCCGTTGAACGACGGGGCGTTCCTGCAAAAGCAGATCGACCCCTACGTCAAAACCATGTTCCCCAGCTTCGATGTGGAGCCGGAAGGTTCCCCTACTGGGCCCTCGCCCGCCTGAAAGTCACCCTGACGACAGGCGAAGCGAGGGCCTGGGCTGCCGTTGACGAGGGGTGGCGCAAGCTCTACGACCAGCACCGACTGATGCGGATCTACCACCTTGATCACCCCGACAAGATCCGGGCGTTGCCGGTCGAGCTGGGGGTATGGGCGCCGATGTTCGACGCGGTCGAGCGCGCCGCCGAGACCGAGCGCATGAATCGGGCGATGGGTGGTGCCTGATGCCGATCACGATCCGCATCAACATCAACTCAGCTGACTTCTCGGCCGCGGTCGACGACCTGCTTGCGAAAACCCCCGCCGCTGCCGCTGCCGCGTCGCAAGCGATCGCACTGTCGTTCATCGCCGAGGCGAAACGCAACGCGACCGGCCCGGCGCGGCCGGGCGGCTGGTACAAGGGCACCCGGCCCGCGTCCCGCGCGGGCGGTCCCGGGGTGGTGACCGGTTTTCTGCGCAACAGCATCGCCGCCCAACAGTCCACCTCCCTCGGTGAGTTCGGGTGGGTCACCACCGTCTACCCGGGCGGCCCGTACTACCGGCGACTGGAGCTCGGCTTCACTGGTACCGACTCGATCGGGCGCCGTTACAACCAGCCGCCCTACCCGTTCATGCGGCCAGCGCTCGAAACGACCGCCGCGACAGCGAACGCGGTCGCTACACCAGCATTCATGGCCGTCTTCGGATGGTGAACCCGGGAGGAGGCACGCCATGGCTGACGCACTTCCCCCCGTGATCACCGAGTTCATCGCGGACATGACCGGCTTCAACGAGCCCATCCAAACCGGCGTGGACGGCGCGATCGCGTCGATGGACGAGTTGCAGGCCAGCGCCGCCGAATCCGCCGACGCGGTCACCACCGCCGACACGGAGATGGGCGCCTCGTTCGAGGCCGCCGCCGCGACCGCCACCGAGTCAGCGGCGGAGATCCGCGCCGCCTACGCAGAGATGGGCATCGGCGACGACTCTGCCGTTGCCGCTGGCCTTGAAGACGAGGCCGCTGCCTATCAGGCGGCGACGGACCAGATCCTTGCGGCGATGGACGAGCAGCTCGCCGGGTCGCGTGCGCTGTCCGCCGAGATCGCGGCGTCGGCCGAGGCGGACGCCGCCGCGGTGACGGCCGGGTCGGACGAGATGGTCGCCGCTGACGAGCGGGCCGCAGCCGCAACTGATGAGGTCGGCGCGGCGATGGATGCCACCGGCGCGGGCCTGATGGCCACGGTGACCCCGTGGGCTATCGCGGGCGCGGCGGCGGTCGCGGGGATCGCGATGGTCGTCAAGGCCGGTGCCGACCTCCAGTCGACCGTGGAGCGACTCGCTACCTCGGGTGGTGAGCTTCAGTCGAACCTCGCGGGCGACACTACCGCGATTGAGGCGCTCGCCGGCCAGGTGGGCCTGTCCGCGAACGCGTTGGCGACCGGCATGTACACGGTCACCTCGGCGGGCTACCAGGGCGCGGACGCGATCAAGGTGTTGACGGCGGCGGCGCAGGGTGCGGTGACGGAGAACGCTGACCTCGGCACCGTCGTCAACGCGGTCACTGACCTGCTGAACGACTATCACCTGTCCGCGTCCAACGCGACCCAGGTCACCTCGGCGATGATCACGGCGGTGTCGCTGGGCAAGACCACGTTCCAGGATCTCTCGGCGGCGATGTCGATCGTGTCGCCGACCGCCTCGAACCTGCACATCAGCATCCAGGAACTCCTCGGCGACCTGGCCGAGGCGACCGCGCACGGCGTGTCCGCTGACGAGGCTGCCCAGCAGTTGGCGAACACGTTCCGGTCCCTGTCGAACCCGACCAGTACCGTGACGGCCGAGCTGGGCCAGCTTGGCCTGTCGTCGATCTCCCTGTCCCAGAACTTGGGCAAGACCGGTGTTTCTGGCGCCCTGGAGGAGATCCAGCAGGCGATCCTCACCAAAATGGGGCCTGCTGGAACGGTCTTGCTGAACAGCTTCAACCAGTCGCAGGTGGCTGCGAACAACGCCAAAACAGCCTTGGCAGGGCTCGGCACCGCTGCGCAGAAGGTCGCGGAACAGTATGCGTCCGGGCAGATGGCGGGCGGTTTCACGGCCTGGTCCAACGCGTTGAAGGGCCTGTCCGCGCCGCAGGCGAACCTGCTCAACCAGTGGAAGGCGTTGC